TAGCCACAGTTACGTTTCCATAGAAGGGGTCAGTTGAACCACTTTCACCTACTGAAAAAAATGGTAACTGGGGTTCTTCATTTGCTATATCGAATATAGACTTGTTGATGGCATCCTTAGTAAACTGCTGAAGTCCTACAGCACTTGAAAAGTTTGCAGACGTAAGAGGTATCTCATTGAGTTCTCTTAGTACTTCGTTAGTTAAATCTAAATATGTTGTTGCCATTATTTACCTTTAGCTTTTAGTTTTGCTTTCTTACTTAAATCTTTAAAGTGAAATAGTTTTACACTTGTTTTTGTATGATTTGTATTAGTATGTAAATCTCCGTTAGGCATTTTATGAGTATTGCCTTTCCATTCAGTTCCATCTCTTTTGTAATGGGGTACGCCTTTCATACTAATTAATCTTTGCTTTTTAAGCTTTCGTTGTAATCAGTTTTAGTCATGCATTGTTTTTCCATGTCTTGAATACTAGCATAACCACCTTTACCATACATCATGCGACCCATACTAGCTTGTTTTCTTTCAGGTTTTGTAGAACCATAAGCACGTTGTTTTCTTTTCATTCCATACATTTTCATATTAATTCCTTTAAAAGTGGAGGAGTCCGGAAACTCCCCCGTTAGACTGTTTCGTCAATACCTTAAAACTGTATATTAACCCGCTTGAGTTGTTGTAATACCGTCTTGGACTTTACATTGTCCATCAAGATACCAGTTAGTGCCATCAGACCATACATGAACAAAATCGCCATGTACTGCCTTGTTAGCTACAAATGAGATTGTATCTGCATCTGTAACAGTTGCTACACTTCCTGCTGCATCTTCCGGAGAAGATACGTTACCCACAATGATATTAGCACTGGATGCTGTAACTACGGTATGTGTACCAGTAGGTTCTGTTGCTCCAATGTAAAACCAGTACTCTAATCCTGCTGCTGGAGTAGGTAGAGTTTGAATTTTAGCTGCTGCTACATTTAAAACGTAACGTGTGCCAGATTCTGCTGCGGTAATGGTATTTGCTGCGGTAATTGCTTCAGTGTCTGAAGGTTTTTGGACCTTAGTCGCTAACTCACGAACATCAGATGTTCTTGCTGAGTTTCGACCAGTGTCTCTTATGTTTACTATTGCCATATTATTTACCTCTGTAAAATTTATGCGTTAAAAAAAGAGGAGGAGTCCTAAGACTCCCCCAAGTTGACATTAGTCAATTCCGTAGAAAGCACCTACAATTGCTTCATCTCTAAGTACTTTCGCACCATAGACATGAAGACCTCTCACGATATCACCGAAAGAACTAGGGTCTCTAAGGACCTCAGTTGAAGTGATAGCTTGAGCTGTAGCTGTAGATGAAATATGTCCAGCCAAACATTTACCAGCAGCATTAGTTGGTGCAGCAATGTTGTTTGATTTATACATACTAAATCCACGTAGTTTTCCACTTGATACTAAACCATTTCTGATTGAGCCTTGTCCACCATTGTAGTCTACTGACAACAATTTAGAACTAGATTGTCCTAGAACTTCATAGAAATCAGGACTTGCAACAAACCAACGACCTTCTTCAGGTACGTTCTGTTCGTCTAATAGTCTTGACATTCTACCCATAAGGTCTAGAGGGTCATGTTCGTTAGAATCAAAACCTATGTCTAGATTACCTGTACCGTCAAAAGTTCCAGCAGCTAAATCAGTAGCGTTGTCAGAACCTAAAACGTGGTTAGGTGATGAAGCAGACAATCCAGCAAACATAACAGCTAAGACAGCAGCATCATATGAATCTTTCAATGCATATGCAGCAGAGCTTGAAGCTACTTCTTTGAAGTTGACGTGTGACATTTTGCTCTCAATATCATCTACGATGAATTTAAAAGCTTTAGCACTGTCAACAACCAAAGATGTTTCTTGGTCTGTTAGTTTAGTGGCAGTAGTATCGCTACCTCTTGTGTAATCTGACACAGAGATAACGGGTTCTTTGATAATCTTTACAGAGTCTCCGTAAGCAGTGATCTCACCGGCATAGTCGGTGTTAGTAATAGCTTCGATAACAGACGATTTTCTAAAAAAGTTTAAAACCTTTTTAGAGTAAACCGAAGGTAAAAAGAAACTATTAGTTTGTCCACTTACAGAGTTTGCAAAGTTAGCATTAGTATCAGTTCCGGGTTCAAAATATTGAGCCATGTTGATATTCTCCTAAGTTTTTAGTTAATAGTTAATTATTTTGCAATCCTGCCTTCTTGCATAGCTTGGCTTATCTCAGCTTCGTGCTTGTCAAATTCAGCTATAGACATTTTTGCAATTTCCCTTTCAGTCCAAACTTTCGTTTGCTGTGGTTCTACACTAGTTGTTTTAGTGGAAACCATATCAGCAGCAGATTTATTAGACTGTTTAGAACGTGACTTCTTCGGTGCAACATCCATACCAATATCTTTCTTAAACAAATCTAAAGCTCTTGAAGCTAGATCAGCATCGTCAGCATTGTTGTATACCCAATCTTGGATAGACTGTGGCTGCTCTTTAGCCCAACCATGAAAATCATCGCTGTTGCGAATATCTTCAAAATCAGGATGCTTATCCATCAATCGCTTTTCAGCATCTTTACGAAGTAGTTCTTGCTCACGAGCTTGTAGTTTTTCAAGCTTCTCTTTTAAGTCTTTAGATTTCTCTTCAGCCTGTAAATGAGAAACAGTTTCTACAACTTCGTAGACATCAGGATACTCTTCTCTAAACTTTTCTAAGTCTTCTTGAGATTTAGGAGCTATATAGTTAGGTCTGTTTTGAGCAGCTTCTTCTAATAACTCTTGTTCTCTAGACTTAAATTCATTTAACTTAGAGTCATAATGCTTTTTCAAGTCGTCATAGCGTTTCTTGTAGTCTGGTCGCTTGTAAGGTTCGTCTTTTGGAGTCTCCTCTTGAGCTGCCTGTTCTACAGGTTCTTCTATATTAGCTTTTGTTTTTGCTCTGGGCTTTTCGAAAAAAACTCCATTTGCATCTTCAAAACCTACTTCATCTTCTGTATGCCATGATTTGTTCATGTTGTAAGGATTGGCATTTTCCTCTTGTACTTCTGTAGTCATATTCTTTCTCCTACGGGGGCTTCGTTCACAAGGTAGCTCTATGTCGACTAGAGGGCTTGTATGTAAAGGTAGCCTTTCGGTTTATAAAATGATAGGGTGCTTATGACATAAGGTAGCCCTACCGTTAAGTTTGTTTAGCTTTGGACGTGTCTTCCAGTTCGGTTGTCAAGCATCATTTTAGATTTAATACTTTTAGATATTTCATCTTCATCTAATAATCCTTTACCACCATTATCTACAGTAGTTTTCACTACTCTAATATCCTGTTTAGTTGCAGGTTTTTCAACCTCCATTTCAACAGTATCTTCTTCAGGTTCTCCACCTTCAGCTAAACCTTGTCTATCATCTGCTTTCATTTCTGCATCTTTCATCATCGCCATTAAGTTGTCGGCTCCGATTTCTTCTACAGCTTTAGCAGTAAAGACAAATTCTCCATCAGATAACCTTGCGGGTATACTGTCAGAGACTCCTGAACCCGGACCTTCAACAGGACCAGACCCAGCAAATTCTTGTGCAACGTCTATAACTTTATCAAATATCATTGATAGTCTGTCGTTGCCTTGTAACGCATCCATTAGAAAATCTTCTTCTTCGTTATCTAATGCTTCGTCTAATATAAAATCTAAATATTCATCTTCCATCTCGTTGTCTGGAAGCATGTCCTCTTCAGGCTCATCCATCATAGGTGTATCCATCATAGGTTCTTCCATCATAGAACCACCTTCTTCATAACCCATACGTTCAACAACTTTAGGTGCTTCTTTTCTTAATGCTTCTATACCCGGACCACCATCTTTCATTCCGTATCTTTCGTTATCGTCTTGTAATATTCCACCCATGTTTTTTTGTTCTTTTTTATTATAATCTTTTAACATTTCTTTTTCTTTTTCTGATAGCTGTAAGTTTTTTCTTATATTTCTTTTTGCTGATTCAGGATGAGCAATTCCTCCAAGTGTATTTAAAACATCATAAGCCATATTACTTGCTTTTGACATTGGTGAATTAATTTTTTTATCTTTTTCAATTATCTTTTTCATTTTTTGTTCAATATGATTAAGATAATTTTTTGTTGTTATAATATCTGTATTTAAATTTTTAACATCGTCAGCATCTTTAGTTTTAGGAACTACATAACTTTTTCCATTTACGTCTACAATTTTCATATTGTCTTTTAAAGATTCAGGTAAAGCGTTAAAAGTTTGTTCAGGTGTTAAAGGACCTACTCCATCTTTATATCCGAATCTATCTGAATCTTTTTGTAACATTATGTTTCCTCTTTTCTATTTACTGCTTCTTTAACCTGCTCCGGCAACTGCTCTAGGCGTACCAGAGAATTGATCTTCCCCTGCAACCGGAACATTTCCGATTCCGATGTTGCCACCGCCAGTGCCTGTAG